TAAACCACTGCTTTCATTTAAAATATCATTAGAATTTCTAATTGCATCTGGAGCCTGTATACCTATATCAGTAATATCTTTAGCACTAGCCAAATCATCATACTGCAATCCACCAAAATTGGGGTCTGATAATATAGGATTACTTTCTGTATCCATACCTAATTTGGCAAAAATATCTTTTGTGAGTTCTGGATTATCATAAGCATCTACAAATTCTTCAGGGGTAGGTATAATATCCTCATGACTTTTTATAAATGTCAATCCTTTACTACTTTTACCAAACTCAGTAGGATTATTTTTCTTAGCATAATCAACAATAGATTCATAATCTTTTAAAATTTGACCCTGATTAATACCTGCATCTTTCCATTTTTCATTAGCAAGCATTCTACCTTCTTTTATAAATGCATTTCGTGCATCTAATTCTGAATTACTACCGATTGGTTTAATTTTAAAGTCTTTTATCTCATCTAAAATCTTAGTGACGACATCTGCATCTGAAGTCTTTCTAATAAGTTCTTCTACAGTATTAGAATTAAGTTCTTTCTTTTCTTTTTTTAAGTTAGGTATAACAGCTATATCTTTAGTATTTTTATCCATTATTTGAGCTATCTCAGACTCATTAAAGCCATTCTCACTCAAAGAAACTATTACATCTTCTTCAGCTAGTTGATATAACTTTTTAGCAAATTCATGACCAGTAGCATCTTTATTTTTCAATACCTCTTTAAATACTTCAGAGTCTCCACCAAAATAATCTGGTTGAGGATTTACTTCTAATACTTCATCTAGCTTTGAAAAAGCTAAATCCTGCATAACTTCTACATCTGGTTTAACTCTAAGATAAGAAGGTTGATATATATCTTCAATATAGCCTGTCATTCCTATAGAATCAGTTCTAGAAGAAGACTTTTTAAATAACCGCTTTGTATCTACGCCACCATATTCATCATGAACTTTTATACTATATTTGTCGGTAAGGAGTCCTGAATCTTCAACTTTACTATCAGCTAATTTATCATGTGCAATAGATAACTTCCCAAAAGCATCTGTCATCTTAAAAGCATTAGACAGAGCCTTACTTTCTTCATCTGGAGATTCAGCTTCTGCCCTAACTGGGCCCCTATAAGCAGCACGACCTCCATAAGTTTGTTGTAATCGTCTAACTGACATAAAATTAACTCCTATTTATCAATCTAATATACCACTCTTCTCTATATATATCATAATAAAAAATACTTCCATTTTCTATTGTCCAGTTGTGATTGTAGCAGGTAATGCTATTGCCTTTATAATAATTGGCGGATAATGTGTCCCTGTTGTTCTAAATCTACCATGTCTAAAATATGATGTCCCTGAAGATGTTTCAGCACCTCCAATATAATATGTATAGGAACTTCCTGCTGTCAAACCTGTCACTACAAATGATACAGTAGTCATATTTACATCTGTTTCATCAGAACTTTGAGCACCTGCATCATAAGTATGTATTTCATTAACTTCATTAAAAGTAGCATTATCAGACAGTGCAAGTTCTACAGTTTTTGAAGACGCATAAAGACTTGCTATCATCTGTATCTCTACATTTCCTGATGGAGGTGCTTTAAAAGTGACAGATAAATCTGTACCTGCTACTGTTTGCAATACACTTAAAGTAGCATCCATTGTAATTAAAGCATCGCCAGTGCCAGTGCCATCATTTTGTATTCTAGTATATCCTAATATCATACCTGCATAAGAACTATTAGCAGCACTAAATTCTGTTCCTGCTTTTTTAGCTACAAAATTACCATTATGAGAGTCAAGTTCAACACTTGCTCCAGAGTCTACTACAAAATCATCTGCAATAATTTTATCTAAGCTAGATATTGTTAAATCGCCACTAGAATAACTAACATCAGATAAATCGTTTAATCCTAAAGACACAGCTCCTCCAGAATCAGAAGTAAGTGCTATCGTACCATTAGCATTGGGTATTGTGAGAGTTCGTGTAGTACCTGCATCAACTCCGCTCACTTGAAAATCAACAAGCTTTGTATTGTCTGAATTATCTACAATATATAAATTATTATCTGCTATTTTTAATGCTGTTCCTCCCCCACTAGTTTGAACAACAGCCGAATCATTAACCATTACAGTATGATAAGTAGCACTCCCATCATGCACAGTTAAATATTTATTATCACTAGCTCCTTTTCCTATTTCATTAACAGCAGCAGCAACTGCAGAAACAGTTAGTTTAGATGCTTTCAGTTCCGCATCTGCATCATCAGCTAGATTTCTTACCTTTAATACGCCCGAATCATTTTTAAGTTGTACCCCTGTACCATCAGAACTAATAATCTTAGTAAGTCCTTTGCCGAATAAATGATTACTAGTAGCATCTAATGTGAGCTTAACAGCTTCCCCTACTTTATGCAATTCATAAGCTAAATTACTTTCTTTGGGATTTTTGGGTTTAATTATAATTCTATCTCTATCGGTCTTTGACTCTGAAGCAGTTTCCAAGGGGATTGAATACCATCTTTGTCCATACTTAGCAAATAAATGCAGTCCTTTCTGAGGTATTCTGCGAATGACAATATCACCTTCATGGCCTTCCATTTTTCCAGGAAAGCCTTGACCTATAGTTACAACCTTTTGTTTTCTAGATTGAACTGCATTTAAATCTTTTTTAGCCTTTAATCTTCCTTTATCATTCCGAGACTTCAATATTTTTACTCCTACGCTTTCGATATTCTATTGAAAGTTCTGTTAAGGATATAGTTGAACTATAACTAAGTGGCATATTTAATTCTATTTTAAATTGTATTGTTTTAACATTTGTCAATTTTACAAATTCTATTTCAGTATCAACCCCAGTTGAATCAACAACAGTAGTTACAACCTTATTTCCATCTGTAGTAATAGATTTTTGAGGTTTAATTTCTAAAGTACCTTCTGCTTGCATATCTATACCTTTTGACCCATATTTAACCCAATCATCTCTTGGAGTAAATCTATAATAAATATCTACCTGTATATTAATATTTGTAATTCCTTGAAAACCTAATATGATATTATAAATATCTTTAATGGTTGTGCTGTCACCCATATCAAATAATTTAGTAACTATATATCCTTGAGAGGTAAATCTATAATCCCTATCCCAAACTCTTATATGCGTAGCAGACATTAGTTAATTGACCCTCCATCTGTTGTATCATCGCCAGCTACATTAGCTAAAGTAAAAACATCTCCATTTTGCATTACTATAAAATTGGTACAATCTTTATTATTAATCATTCTATCTAGACCCTTAGCCCAACTTTCAGTATTAAAAGAATACATATATACATCTCCAGCATCATTCTCAGAACCTGTAATAGATTTTTTAATTATTAATTGATTATCTAATGGACTATATATAACCATAGAATCATCTGAAAAGAAATTCTGCCAAGCTTTTTGTTCTATCATTTTATAAGGAGAGTCGCCTTCATCCTTTACCATTAAATTTTCTATATCATCACCTCGATATACATAAACTCCTTTATTGTTAGCCCATGCAATTCCATCATCTACTTCTACAACATGATTCGTATGTGAAACTCCTTTAAAATTATGTGATGATTCTAAAAATGCAGTTGTTAAATCTGAATCAGCTACATTAATAATATATAAATGTCTTTGTTTGAATTGCAGAAGTCTACCATGAGCAGAATGAAGAGCTACAATGCCATCACCATCACTAGTGTCTACATCTATTACTCCATAAGGTGTAGGAAATATATCAAACATATTTGGAGGAGATGCTATTATTCTATCATTATGCACACGCTCATTACCTGTTTCATCAACATAGGATACATTACCTATCCAAGCTCTTCTTCCAGTAATAGTAGCAGTCGCATATTTTGCTGCCAATGCAGTAGAGTTACTATCATATCCTGTTATATATTCAAAAGTATCGTCTTCATTTGGATTGTATATAGTAACTCCAGTATTTCCTGCAGTTGTTCCAGTTCCACCACCTCCTGTGCAAGTATATCTAGCTGTGCTACCTTCTCGCGACCATTCACTTAAAATAGAGCCCCTACTATCTCTAAATCCATGTACAAAATCAACCATACCTAAATGATAATATATTCCATAATTGTCATCTTCTTTTGCATGATATAAGCGAATACCTCTCATTCTTTCATCAAATAACCATTCTCCTGCTGCATATGTACCTGGATGACAAACTTGCCTTATTTCTAATGTTACTCCATCGGTTCCAAAATCCCATACAGTATTAGTATCATCATCATCATAAGTAGGATTTGCTGCTACATTAGCATTTGTAAATGAATGTGTAGGCAAAGATTCAGAACCATCAAAATAAACAGCACTTGCGAAAAACCTATGCTTCCCAAACCAACCTCCAGTATCAGTGGTTGCTTTAAATGTAAACTTCCATCTTTGGCCAGTTAAATTAGTATCATTTTCCCAATTTGTAAAATCACTAGCAGTGCTTCCTCTTGCTGCTCTAATTATTCCCATAGTACCAGAAGCATTACCTGATTGCATTGTATAAGAATTTTTAGATGTTGAGTCTGATAAATTAATTCTCCAAGATAAGTCTTGATTCATTAATTGATTTCCTACAATTTTATTATTAGGTACTCCACATATATCTCCTGTTTCAAAATAATTAACTACTTTAGATTCATTATTATTACTGAAATTTCCATCTGACATTCTTAATGCACCGCCCTCAGAATAAAATACTGGTCTAATTGCAGTTGTTCCTGACCAACCTAAAGTATTAATAGCACTACCTGCATACCATCCCTTTAAATCATTCGAATATATTTGAAGTTTTCCAGCTTGATTTATATATGCAATTCTCTCATCATCTACTTTCTCTAATGTTCTATTTGCATCTGAATAAGAAGCAAATGAAAAAGAAGTATTAGAAGCTGATACTCCTCCAGTAGTTGACTCTATAGTCAATACTTCATCAACAGATGTAGCAGCAACTGCACCAGCTTGAGCTCCTGCTTCAATATCATCAGCAAATTCATCAGCCCATTCAGTAAGACTTGTCGTTAAAGTTCCTCCATCTGCTTCAGTATCCCCATAAGTTACTGTATGAGTAGTTCCATTTATATCAATATTCCAAGCATCACCACTTGCAGGAGTTCCAGATGCAGTCAATGTTTCTTTTTGTTTCTTGCTATGATTACCCTTACCTAATGCACAAGGCATTTCATTCATAATCCATCTAGAACTACCAAGGGCACTGAAATAATATAAAGCATATTCAAGATATCCTGTAGTGTTATGAGCAATATTTGATGCATAATTTAATTCTTGTGCTTCACCTAACTCTTGCCAACCCATATTATTTCCAGACCATAAAGAAGTATCTTCTCCAAAAGCTCCAGGATATGAAAGATGCATTAACCCTCTATCAGATAAATTCCATTCCATTGTTCCTCCTAAAGAAGGCTTCCCTGATGGATAATGAGCAAGTTCACTTCCTCCTGTATCGCTATCTTTTCGACTATTACCAGCTATCATTATTAAATCATAAACATAAGAATGATTTGCCCAATCATGATTATTCTCTCCACCAAATAAACCACCAATTGACCAACGATGAGCATCACCTAAAGTTTGACCTGTTCCTCCTGCATCAATAATATCTATTACAGGTAAAGTATTTAAAGTCAAAGCAGCAGTTTTTATAACAATTTTACCTTCCATTTCTCCACTGCCAGGAGTTAAAGCTGTAATTTTATGATTAGAGTCATCAGTTCTTTGATAATTTGAAAAAAATGTCCATATAGTTGAATTGGTTTCTCCAGAATAACTATTGCGACTTATTTTCAACTTATCATTTCCACCATCCTCATTAGTCAATATAACTTCACTTACAAATCCAGAAACTGAAGTATTTCTATTTATTGCAGTATGAATAGCTGTAGTCAGTTTATGCCCTATATTCTCAAAACTCACACTTAATCCATTCGCTATTGTTTGACCAGCTACATAATTAATATTATTATCTGGACTGCTATCAAATCCAGTTCCAAAAACAAGGGTTGCCATATCAGTAATAAGTTCAGTATCATCGTTTTCATCTAATACAACAAGCCAATTTGATGCACTGTAACTTGTAGACCCTCCCGAAGCATTTGTATATGTAGTTACTGTTCCTGAATCAGAGTTCCATTTATGTGCAGTAACTGAACTTCCATTATGTAAAGTCCCTGTAGAATAACCAGTATCACTAGATAATTTATATTCACTTGAGGCAGCTGCTGTCCCAAATAAAGGAACAGGATTACCAGATATTTCAAAAGTTCCATCTCCATTAGAATCTTCCCACTTCTGTGCAAAAATACCTATAGCAACATGGTCCCATCCAGTTATAGTATCATAATGATGATTTCCAGTACTTACATAACCTTCAACTGAAGTTGGTGTTAATATATTCCCTACATATTGACCAAACTTAGAATTACTTGCCTGAGTAGCAATACTACATGGACTAGCCATTGCAGCTGTGCCATCTGCAGGGTCTTGTACGTGTGTATGTGTAAACTTAACTCCTGAAGATGGAGTCATTCCATATCCAGAATTATATGTATGTACACCATATCCCTTTATAACAGTTCCATTTGGACTACCATAGTCTGGAGAATATTTTGTTCTTCCCATTGGAGTAAGCAATCCTTTTTCATCACCATGGAAATCTACCATCTCAGCACTTTCATTGCCCTTTAAATCACGAGGGTCAGAGTTATCGTTCTGACCCCCACTGAAATCTGTTATCTTTAAAACATCTTTAGCCATTAGTTATCGCTTCTAAGCCCTTTAATAAAACCTCTAACTACTGAACCAAAAATATTATCTATAATATCTATAAACCATGGCTCAATTTGACTATTCCAAATCTTTTTAGAAAACTGCCACTTTCCTAATCCGAGAGTCATTACCTTACCAAGGCTTTCAAAAGTAGTTTCTACTACACTGCAAATACTTTCATTTGGTATCTTCTTGAGGATGTATAATACTATACCTCCACTACCAATGCCACCTATCATTGTTGAATTGCTTACTAAAAAATCTAACATGTAAATACCTCCTAGTATTTAGTTTAATTACTTCTTTTTACGAGCTTTAGCCTTTGGCCTAGCTTTTGGCCTAGCTTTAGGTTTAGCCATCCTCTTTCTTCCAGCTGCTTTAGCTTTATTTGATGGTCTTCCTCTTTTTTTACCGTATGTACCTTTTCCGTATGGCATATCATTTCTCCTTATTTATGTGTTTTTCAATTATCATTAACCTGTCATTTAAGTTGTCAACCTTATTATCTAACTCATTAGGCTCTTCAACATATTTAAGAACTTTGTCTAATTTAAATTGTTTTGCTATTAATTTAATAGCTGCATTTATTAACATCTTTTGAACCATACTAACCTTTTATATACTCTCCCCATAGTGTTGTTTCACCTTTTATGATTTCCACTATTTCGACTTTAAAATTACCACCTTTAAACCAATCTACTATTGCAAAAGCATGGTTCCAATTAGTGAGCTTGCCACCCAACCAATCTTCATCGTGTTCTATATCTTTTAAGCAACCTAAGCTCCATGAACTTATAGTGCCTCCATTGAAAGTTTTAGTAAACCTTTGTAAGTCATGGGTATGTCCATACATAATGCTCTCACCATAATGGTCAAGATGTTTAAAAGCATGATATTTGGGAACATATTTTCCATGTGTAAAGTTTAACTTTCCTATTTTTAAGTTCTTTTTCTTATTATAAGGATGATATTTATATCCTCTTTCTTTTAGCTTTAATGCTTTAGAAGTCTCATATTGCTTTAAATACGGATATCTAGTAACAAATTTATCTAGCCATACTTCATGGTTACCTTGAACAAAATGTCTCTCTTTGCACCCAATTTTGTCCAAAGAAGCATCAATCCAATCCATACCAGCATTAACTTCTGCAATATCTTGCTCTAAAAGTGGCATTAAATCTTCCATTGGCTTGGCAAATCTACCTTTCCAATGATGAGTACTAAAATGAGTCCATTCTCCAGTATCACCTAAATCTATATATACATCAGGCTTTACTATTTCAATTGCTTGATTGACTACACTAATAGCTTCAGGACTATGTAACGGAAAATGTTTATCTGGTGTTACAATGCCTCGCTTAACGAGTCTATTATTTTTTGTACTCTTTATAGGTTTTAACTCCTATATAAATTATAGTTGCTATCCCAACTCCGACTCTAACAATAACAGGTAACCATTCTAACCATGTTATAGTCATACCACCTAAGCCTGTAGCAACCGTTTTCATACTATCTAACACTAGCATCTCCTACTATATTACTTAATCGTTTAGCTCTATTAGGAGTCTGTCTAGCCCATCTAGAATCAAGCATCTCTTTAGATGCCATCTTAAATTCAAAATTCTCTAAATACATTAAAGTCTTTTTAAACTTTGAAACTCCACTTATTCCCATTTGATAACACATTTCATATACAACGTCTTGAACTTCTACAGGCATATCTTTCAAAAAGGAAAATCTTTTATTAGCACTATCTATTAAAGTATCTAACTTTCGTCTAAGTATCATTTCAGCTATATCTTCATCCATAACTAAATCTTTAACTGCAAACCCATAACCTATAGTATCATAACCTTCAGTGCATTTATATACCTTATCTCTAAATCCTTCAGACAATTTTACTGCTTCTAATAAATGACTAGTCATATTATTCTCCTGTAAATGTTGAACTACTTACTAAAACTTGTGCTTCAGACTTAGTTAATATACTAAAATTTGGATAGGACTTACTAGCTCCTAATGCAATCAGTTCAGATAACACTCCTTCTTTCATAGACCACTCACCTTTAATAATGCAATATGCTTTATCATGTGAATAAGCAGGAACTCCTACTTTACCTGCAAATATTATCTCATGCCATGTAGGAGCTGATTTATATGTTACCTCTCCAGTATCTTCATCTACTGATTCCACTATTGGATATAGTGCTTTAATTTTAGCCCCAACAGCACTATCGTATGCACTGCTAGGTATACAAAAATACATTTCATAATGTGCCATTATTTGTGACTCCTTTTCCCTGCGTTATAAATTCTTAAAACTTCCTTTGCTGTTAATGTATCGCTATAAAATAATAAATCATCTATATGCCCTGGGAATGTTGCTCCACTAGGACCAGGACCAGTTCCCGTTCCATTCATATCATTTCCAATTAATATTGGATTATTACCTGCTTGCATTGCTCGAGAAGTAGCAGTTGCTTCATTATCATCAGCTTCTTTACCTTCTTTAGCTACTATAATTCCATTTATAAATACATAAAAGGGAGCTCTATTTGTGTTATTGCTAGCTCCATCCCCATAAGAAGTATGGTCTCCTGTTGTTGTAGTTTGTGACTCTTCTCTATCATGGTCAAACGTAACAGCATAATGAATCCATTCATCTACAGGACCATTTGCATATTGATTGACACCTACACTACCACCCATTGAAGTTTGAGTTCCATTCCACTCTCCATCAGCCCCAAATGAATGAGGATTGGTAACAGTTGAATTATTTAGGTTACCTAAAGCGTAATCAGTATATATAGACTCCGAAGCACCAGAGCCCCAAGTAAGATATGTATAAAGTACATTGTTATTATTTATTTGTACCCTTAGTCCTTGTCTAGCAGTAGCTTGAGAATCATCAAACAGCCTAACACTTTGCAAAGAACTTAGAATATCACTTGGGTTTGAAGTAAGTTTCATCCAAAGTGAAAAAGAGAAGTTGGTAACAGTGCTTGATGCATTTTGGACTGGAGCTTTAGGAATGAATACATAGGGGCCAGAATTACTACTTCCACGTACCCCACTAGGCTCTTCTGGTAAATTCAATGCATTAGTATCCTTCTGCCTATTCATTATAAAACCTTGAGTATCTCTAGAAGCATCTACTCCTGCTGGAATTAGTATAGTCTCAGAAACATTATTAACCGTTCCGTCATTACTATTCTTCAAATCTTTCCAAGTTGCCAGACCATTATTTCTCCAGTATGCTTTTAAGTTTGAACTAGCAAGTGAATGGGTTAAAGCATCTAATGCCTTACCATCATTATACAATTCACCAACTTGAGCTATTGATAAGCCTGTATCCCATAAAGATACTTCTGTTATAGCCCCACCAAATGGATTAGTTCCATCATGAGAATTTCCTATTAAAAAGTCTCTTGACCCTTCAGAATTATAAGCTCCATCAGGCTCTTCATTCTCATCTACATCTACAGATTCTCCATTTACAAATATAGTAGGATTATTATCAGTGCTATCATCATTCCAATTAACTGCAATATGATTCCAAGCTCCTTGTTTTATTATTCTATCATCAGTATCCCAACGTCCATTACTAGTACCGTTAAAAGATGCATCAAGTCTTAAAACATATTTACCGCTAGAAAGATTTTGTATGCCTATATACCATCCAGAAGTAGGAGATGTACCATGTCCTTTATGTACAATCCATTGAGCATCTGAACCAACAGGATAAATCCAAGCTGATACAGTACCACCTCCATTAAAAATATCATCTATAGTAGAATCTTTGCCACAATTAATATCAAAATCAGTGCCAGAATCTGTTCCAGGAAACCAAGCTAATTGATTATAGGATTGTAATGCTGTTTGAGGTATATCTAGTTCTTGGCTTGCTTCTGACCAGCCTGTAGCTACACCTACCTCTTTAAAAGATATATTATCTATAGTTACAGATTCACCATTAGCACAAATAGTTCTTACGTCAATACCACCTGCAGTTGCATCAGATGAACTAGCTACAAAAGTATCAGTAAATGTTGTAACAGATGCTGTTCCTAAACTTTTTGTTAAAGCACCACAATAATTATGAACAGATGGAGTCCCTGTAATTGCTGTCACCTCAAATTCTAACTTATAAGTTCTTCCTTCTATTAAAGTTTCAGATTGTGAGCAAGTGCCAAAACCACCATCAGCATCCCCTGTAGACACAAACGCTCCACCATTTATTGCTGTTGTAATAGTGCTTCCTGAAGTAGACCAAGCAGCACCTCCATTGCTAAAGTCACCTTCAGTTACCAACTCATCAAAAAACTCAGAAGTTGCATGATGTTTTTCGTTTATTGGATATATTTTTATATCAGATACTGTCATATCTCCAACTCCAGAATCTCTCTCTATTCTCCAATAAGTACTTTCAGATGATGCAAAATAAAAGCTATGAGTGCCAGTTGTAGTCATATCAGCATCTGGTTCATTGTCTCCTGGTCTAATTCTAAATTTACCTGATATACTATCAACTGTAACAACAAATTTATAAGCTACACCAGGTGTTAGACTGTTTAGAATTTTTAAGTGTACATGTGCACCATCATCACTCTTAAGCCTTATAGTTTTATTATCATTATCTATGTAAGTATGAGTATCACCACTATCACCTGCATTTGACACCCAACTTCCTACGTTACCATCTGTTGTTATTCCTGTTCCAGAAAAAGTAGATGTCCAATTTACAATATCATCACCTAACCCTGTATTAGCTCCATCCATTATAAAATGTTTACCATCATTAACTCCATCACTCCCTCTATGTCCATCTTGCATAGGATACCAGAGTTTTAGATTAGACTCTGTGAGTGAGGTGCCACCATTATTTAATGCTAAAGATTCAGGATTAAGATAGTCATATAATGCGTCAGAGGCTGACCAAGTTGCATTCCATAATTGCACATCAGACAATTTACCAGAAAACATATTTATTTGAGATGTAAAAGACCTTGCACCAATAAATACATCACTTGTAACAGATGGTATCGTTATAGATATAGAGGCTGAACCAGCTTCCACTCCATTAATATATAATCTTTGAGTTGAACCATCATATGTACCTACAATTCTTATCCAAGTATTTTTATAACTTCTAGATGATGTTATTGTATTTGTTGTACTTCCATCTCCAACTTTAAATAAAATTTGTTCAGCTGAATTAGCTCTAATTACAATACCTTCATCATCACTATCTCTTGCACATATTATATCTGCACCTGCCCCTAAATCATCTATATAAGCCCATACAGCGACAGTGCAATTTGTCTCACTAAAAGCCATTCCTGTATCCAAATAATCACTAACACCATCAAACTCTAATCCTCTACCTGAATATATCTGTCCATGATTGTTATTGCCTATAGATTCTAATTTTTTTAAAGAAACATTAGTAATTTTTAAAGAAACTTGGTCAGTGGTAGGGTCTGGGTTTGTTCTAAATTGAAGCCCATCTGTTATAGTAGTATCAATAGGATTAGTACCATCTAAGGTTAATATTTCTGTAAAAGTACCATTGCTACTTCTAGCACTTCCAGGGACTCTTTCACTATCTAATCCAAAGATTCTCGCAGTCACAGAGCCCTCTCCAGCATAAGCACTTATAGTCCAAGTTAATTGATAGGTCCCCTTCGTCAAACCCATAGCCATACCTACAGCTCCACCACTATCTGCAGATTGATTAACATTCCCTGATGTATCTCCAGCATGAGTTAAAATTAATTCATTGTTTGAAATACTCCAATCATCTCCAAGATTCCAATTACTAGCACTAGAGAAATTTCCATCTACAACATATTCATCTACATAATAATCGCCTGTAGAAGTATCTATTGCTCTGTATTTAGTTGGTTTTAATATTTCTTGTATAGTAGCAGGCATTATTTAAGCACTCCTGCATTTAATACTTCTTGGCATACTAAGTTATCTAATTTAATTTCTCCATAACCTCCTGTGTCACTAGCATACATTGTCAAAGTAGTAACTGTACTTCCACCTGGTTCAAAATAACAATAAAAAGAACCTTTTCCATCAACCGCTTTCCAGACCCAAGGATAAGCACTACCTGTGCTATCTTGAGCCCAATTAAATCTAAATTTTAAATCTCCCCCATCAACATAATCAATAATATCAAAAGATAATTTATAGATTTTACCATCCGTTAAAATACTACCTTTTGAAATTGCATTATAATTACCACTACCTGCACCTGAATCAGTAATAACAAGACCATTTTCTACTCTAGTATCATTTGATAAAGACCAATATCCAGTGTCAGTTGTAAAACTTCCCTCTCCTCCAAATATATCTGCTCCTAATTCTATATCATTTGTTGGAGCAAATTCTAACATTGAAGCATGAGCTCCATACCCTATGTCTGAAGCACCATCTTCATATTGAAGTGCACCTATTAAAGAACTATTATGAGCAGCATTCCCAGAATATGGAATATTATCTAAATTCCACCATGATACTAAACTACTTTTTTCACTAGTTGATAAGTCTGCATACTGTTTCCACATAATTGATTTTATTTCTGCTTGAGTTAATACTCTATTCCAAAATCCGACATTACAAATATATCCACTAAATTCATTGTTAATAGTCCCATCTTCATCTTGTCTGGCTCCAATTGTAAATATACCATCGGTATGCTCTAATCCTGTAGTTATAGTCGTAAGCGAAGCAGTACTTTTATCAAAAACTCCATTATGATATAAATAAGCTTTATCTGACCTGTCAACTACTACTGCTCCATGATGCCATTGATTTGGTGAAATAGTAATGTCTCCAGCTATAGTTACAGTATTGTCAGAATCTGTCAATGCTATTCCTAATTTTTCTCCACCATCCCTTATATCAAATTGAAAACCCCTACTCCCTCCAGTTATCTCTCTTTGTGAGACTAGATTATCATATTCTGCTATATTACTGGAAGGATAAAACCAACATACTATAGAAAAATCTGTTGTACTTAAATCTTGAATATCTCCAATAGTAATACATTCATTTGTATTACCTGCAGATAAACTGAATTGAGCAGCACCATCACTTAATGGCTGCACTGCTCCTGCAGGATATTTATGTTTCATAACCAGATTATCTGTAACGATACCTGGGGTAGTTAATCCAGAAGCTCCTAAGCTTGTTGTTAATCCTAACTTAGGCATCTATCCTTTATATGCTATAACTTTTCCACTAACAAGTGAAAAAACTGCAAAGTTACCATAGATAGTTAATCCAGCTGGAATTGTAAAATCAACTGCATCTGTCATTGTTTTATCAATATCAGTGCAATCACTTACATCTACTTCGGAATCTTCTATTGCTGTAATAGCAGCGAATGGACCTGTATGTTGAGCAGTATCATCTATAAAGACTGAACCTGCTTGTCCCATCTGGGCATTTTGTGCTTCTTGAACTGTATATGTATGCAGTCCTCTTTGATTTGCCATTTTATTCTCCTTTCGAGTTGTACTTTAAGGTCTTAGCTTGACCATGAATGTACTATTTTATCTTATTGCGTGAAATCCTGAACTAATTATTCTAGGACCTTTCATGAGAGATGATTCGTATTGTTCTATATGTCTCTTATACTCTCTCATCATATATTCTTTTAAATCTATTTCACCAGCATCTTCTGCTAGTCTGCCTTTGACATAATATACTAATGCCTTCTCTAAATAAGAAGGTATATTTAATTCATCTGCCTCGTCATTTAATACATCTACATCTTTATAAAAAGTAAAGGCCTCTGTTACTGCCCCACCATTATATTTTGTATTTAATTTTAATAATGTTGAAGATGAAGTATCTTCATAAACTTGATGTAAGCCATTTATTTTTGAAGAACCTGTAATTACAATATATGTATCTTTTGTATAACTACTTGAAGGGATAGTTATTCTTAAATATCCTCCATGTTCTGTATATGCAGACCCAGCCACAGTATCATCTAAATCATTAATATAGTATTTAGGGCTATAAGCATATTTTATCTCTAATCCATCAGTTACAGATGTTTTAGGAGATTTCCACATAGCTCTTGATACACCAGGGCCATACTCTTTAGAACTTACATTATTATCAAATGCAGTATCACGTTCTACAATAGCTACTTTATTACCTTCTATATAATACGCATATTCATATGTAGGAGTACCAGCAGTCCATGTCCCTCCAGCTGCTTCACAAGTTGTCTTATTTGAATATCCTTCTAAACTACAATATCCCATTATACGTCATCTCCATCTTTTATAGTTGGTTGATGTAACATTCTTGGTATACTTCTATATTCATCCTTACCATTTAAATGATTCTTCATTCTTATGTCAATTAATTTAACCATATCCTTTGGAAATTCATAAAACCTTTTATCCTCAGTAATATCTATTCGTTGTGTATTAGTATGAGTTTCAAACTTTATATTTAAGTCTTCTAAGCCATCTTTAATATAAGCAATAGCTCTACCTGTTTGAGTGACTCCTGCTCTTTCCATTAATTCTTTAACTGTCATATATCTCCTATGCGAAAGCTAGAAATTCAACTGCTATAGTATTATCACCTGCTGTAGTATCTTCATTTACTCCATCACTGGAACATATAGCAAATTCATTTAAACTACATCCCTTTCTAACTGGAAGTAAAATACCTTCACCAGCTTTTAATCTTGCTATAACCACTCTATGATTCGAAGCACAATTAGTTGATATAGATAAATAATCAGTAGTATTAGCAGTTGTACTTAAAGCAGATGTACTACTATATTGATAACCTGTATGTTTAAAATATACAAATCTTAAATTAGATAAATCAGTTAATAATACAGCACTAGATTCTGCTACAGCTGTTGCTGAAAGGTAATATGGAGCTCCATCTACATATCCATCATTACTCCCCCCCGATGCTTGAATGGTAACACCTGTATCTTCTCCGCTGCCTGATACACTCCCATAACATTCCGTTGCAGCTATTGAAGGACCTGTTCCTTGTTGAACTGTTGCCACCTCTATAGGTGTAGCACTTATTGCAAACTTTATTGTTGCCATTTAAAACTCCTTATGCTTCGGCTTGATTTTGAGCTGGAGGTCTTTGAGTCACACCAGCTAAATATTGATTATATAATAATTGATACCTTTCAATAAACCATTGATACTTAGCTGCATACTCTTTCATTTCAGAAGTATATGAAGCTAGCTCTGCTTGATAATTTACAACTTGTTTTTCATATTTATTAACATTCTCTCTAAAAGTAGTAAATTCAGCATCTATTTTTCTTTCATTGTTTGTTAATCTTCTTTCAAATTCTTTGTTAAATTCATCTAATTGTTTAGAATATTCTTTGTCTGCAATTTCTAAATCTTTATCAAATTTATTTATATTCTTATCTACTTTATCAAGTTCCTTTTCAATTAATTCCATATCTTCATTAGCTATTTGAGTATTTACACTTGTCAAATCATATGTTAAAGTAGGAGCTGAAAATACAGGAACTGAAGGTAATGTTATTTCCCCTGCTACTGTAGGAATTGTAATATCAAAAGGAGATAATGGAGCACTCGGTAACGATAAATTATCCTCCATGTCTGTATGTATTCCAGAGGCATATGCTAAACAAGCCATTGCTGCTCCATAATAAACTATTAAACCATTAAATGTTTCAGGGAAAGATGGTATAGTTATTGTATGATAATTAGAATTATCTACAGCTTCTTCTGAAGATACATAACTTACTCTTCCATAATCAGTTGAACTAGATGGAGTAGGCAATATATGAATCCTACCATCTAATATATAATACGCAGGATTATAATGGGATTGATAATATAAACTATTTACATCAGCTGCTCTACCTCTTAAACTAGCATCTATAGGAGTAGCAGGATTTAATGTTGTAGAAGCAGCAGCTTCATTTCTAACTACAGAAAGAACATATCCATTATCTATATTAATCCCCAACCCAGTAGTATCACTTTTTGAAACAGAAAGCATAGATAATATGTTTGGATTTTGAGAAGCTATTGCTTTTGCAGTAAAGTCTCTAATCCCATCTTTTATAAAGTTAGAAATATCTTCTTCATTTAAAGGTGTACTACTACTAGTTACAACTCTACCCTTGCCTATTAATTCTACTATTCTTTGTCCTAATGTCTGCATTAATTCCTTATCTTACCTAACAGAGTCTGCCTGCCGAAACAGGCAAACTCGATTAGTTTATTTGTTCACTCTAGTCGGTGTCTACATTGCCAGCATCGCTACCTGTAGCACATTTATGCTCAATATACCAAGCAGCAGGTAATCCACTACCTATATGTGTTCCACCGCAATGAATTATAAGGCTATTACCTATAACCGAAGAATCATTCAATTGAATCCCATCTGCATGATTATAAGTACCACCTACACCTCCATTGCGAGCATACTCTGTATACCTAATAGATTCAGCATCTGCATAAGTAGGTGAAGTACCTCCAGCAGAAGGTAATCCATAAGCCATTATTTTTATAGTTTCAGAACTAGGTATAGCTACATCTAAAATCATCTTACAATTCCAACCTATAATCTTAGTTGATAATTTAGGAAGATGTATTATGTAACTAGCACTAGTTCCATCTAAGAAAAATAACTTGCCAGAATCCCCTGGAGTTAATTGACGAGCGGAGTCTATATTCATAACATATTTACTTTTATATGTAGAATACGAACCTAATTTACTATTAGCCATTAGTCTCTCCTTTCATCGTTTAACTTGCGATAGCTGTTATAGAGGCAGCTTCAGCACCAAATCCTTCTGCAAACCAAAGACTTCCATTAGTTGTAATTGTAACAGAGTCTCCTAAGCTAGAAGCTGCTTCTATGATAAAACCATCAGCATCTACATCAGAAGTACTTGCATTGCCATCTCTTACATAGGTATGTATACACACGCTATTTGCATCACCTGTTGAACCACCACCTGCAGGTTGACCGTAGCCAACGACAGAAACATCTGCACTGCCATTTACGTGTACAATCATCTTGCAAGTCCAGCCTGGTTCGACAGAAGACAGTTCTGGGAGATTAACTGTAAAAGCACTTGTATTATCTACCATAAACAATTTACCAGAATCACCTACTTGTAATTGTCTATCAGAATCCAAGTTTTCTACAAAATTAAAACTCCAACCTGCATGTGAACCTAGTTTTGCGTTAGCCATTATCTACCTCCTTACGCTTTTTTGATAACTAAGCAGTAAGCAGTAGTTGAAGCTAAATCAATAGCTCCACCAGTATCGTTACCTAAAACTAAAGTAACAGTATCAGCAGCTGTAACAGCACCACCTAGGTCTAAATCCCCAACATCAACTCCAAGACTACATAATACGAAGTCACCAAGAGCTGCTCCTGGAACAGTTATTTCTAAAGCCTCTTCATTTCCATCAGCTATAGAACCTGCATTCCAAGTTTTAGAACCTGAAAGAGCTTTTGCGAATTGTTCTAGATTGTCACCATGTTTATTTTGTCCATATAATGGTACACCCATAATCTAAACCTCCTTATGTCCAGATAGCGTGAGATTCAGGCATTGACCATTCCATCCCAGCTTCTGTTAAGATTAAGTCAACTCTACGGTCAACACCAGAGTTTTCGAGGGTTTGAACACCCACGTAAACTGAAGTATCTCTGTTAACACCGTTGCCCACAAGTGGACGATACGCACAATGTTTCATATCTATACCTAACATCTTCACATGAGAAGTATCAAGGTGGACATTTCTAGCCACATTCATGTCACCATATGGAGTTGAGAAGGTTGTAATATCTACACCAAACACTTTCTTCTTACCAATCATTGCAATATCTGACCTAAAGTTAGAAGATACTTCTAGATTATTCTTGAAGTAACCACCCATCTTATGTAGCCAGTTCCACACTGAAGTATTACAGAAGTAAACATTCGCACTTTGTGAATTATATCTTGGGTCCATATACGCAGACATATCATCTAAGAAATCATCTGAAGTCTTAGTGTTAATATCTAATGAAAATGAATTACCATAATTTAAGATATAATCTACAGCACCTTGTGTAGTATTATATGTTTCGCTTTGAGAACCAAACAGAAGTGATGTTTCCATATCCCATTTATGTTCAATAAGCTTTTCTTTCCATATTCTAGCCCACTCATTACCTTCATACTTCAATTGAGTAGCTCTGGCTGTATTAGTCATTGCCATTGCAGTTTTCCAGATTTGAGTTTGACCATACTGAGTTGAATAAGGCTGGTCTTTCCATGTTTCAGGATAACCAGAACCCTCAGAATGAGCACTACCTACAACATAACATTTAAAAGGAGCTAATGTCTCCTCGCTTGCTGTTGTAGTTCCAGCACCTTGAGCTATTGATAAAGGTACACCCATATAAAATCTACCTGCATCAACACCTTTTACAACTGTTCCAGTAACATTTACATAATTACCATTATCAGCTACACTAGTTACTTTAATTATCTGATAATCAACTACAGATGAAGCATTTGCTGTTGCATTGTCAGCAGAAGCTACAGGAACTCTAATTAATTGGTCAGGTAGAAAGAAACTAGGTTTAGTGTTAGCGTCACCTTCTTCATATTCTGGAGTTTGTCCAAAACGATTCTGAAGGTTACCCTGATTTGAATAATCAGTTCCGAATTTACCATAGAAAGTATCACCTACTGCATCTTGTGCATTTAGGTTACCTGTTAAAGCAGTTGCGAAACCACTTCCCATTGCAACCATATAAGCATATCTTTTATGGTATGAGCCTCTTTTTTCAGTGAATTTGAAAGAAGGGTCATCTGTTGGTTTTTTTGCACATTTACTTACAAATCGAAAGAAGGGGTCCTGAGCAATTGATAGTTCTGAAACTCTGTCTCCAAAGTTATACCGTCTCCTTAGGTCACCAGTATCTACATTGGCTGTAGAAGTACCTGGACCATTCGCGAGGACATCAGTTGCCCCTAGTTCCGATAACTGTACATAGTCATTTAAAGCCATAAGACTATCCTTTCCCCCATATAGGGAGTTTGCGTCCAGCTAGATAGTCTATTTAAAGTTGTTTTATCTAGCTAAACATGTTATCGAGATTACCATCGACATCTAATAAGCTATCAAATAAAGAGTCACTTGGACTTGCTTTACCATCACCTGCATTATTAGAGCCGCTTTGACTAGTAGGTATTTCTCTGACATTCTTCATCTGTGAAAGCATATCTTCTTTGGTAGCATTTGCAACATTTTGATTTACATTTTGCTTATTCATTAAAGCATACATGTCATCAAAAGATAAAGGTTGAGAACTAAATCTATCTTTAGCAGCTATAACAAAGTCAGCAAATTGTTCTTCATTCATTCCACTTCTTTGCATGAAATCTTGAGCCAATTCTCTAGTTCTTTGTTTTCTAGCATACTTGATATTCTCTTGTTTTTCTCTTTCAAGAATCTCAGTTGCTCTTTTATTAACTACTTTATCTACCATTGTATTAAAGACTTTCCTAGAATCTGAATCAGGATTATTCACCAAATCTTCAGTATCGAATTGAAAATCTTCATCAAGCTTTAATTGCTCTTTGACATTTCCAGGAACTTCACCTCCGTTTTGAAAATAACCACGAACATGGTCTACTAGTCCACTATCTTTTTTCATCGCATCTAACACAGGAACGAAAGGTTTGAGTTCATTTAACTCGGCTCTCAATCTTTGTGCTTCACGACTGGAATCACTATACCGCTTCTTTAGCAGTTCTGCTTCAGAAGGTTCTTGTGACACCTCTTTTGGGCTTACTGTATCAGTATTATCGGGGCTCACGCCTTGTGAGGTTTCCTCAACTTTTGGTTCAGCTTCATCTGCAATTGCACCATTGACATCATTTTCAAGGGCGTCAAAGAAGTTATCAGAGGAGCCAAAAACTGCATTATCTACTGCTTCTGGGTTACCGCTTTTACTATCTTCCATTATTGCTTCCTTTTTTTGGTTAAAAATTTAAGAACAACTAGTGTTCTTTTCCAAATCATTATTTATTTGATTTTTTAATATTATCACGAACGTTCTTAACATCGTTCTCTAAAACATTTCTATAATATTTTTGTTTTGCTCTGCTTTCAAGCTCATCTTTCATTATATTAGCTTTAGAAGCTTGAGTTTGCTTATCTACTTCAACTCCACCTCTTAGTATCTTATTATTAATACCATATTGAACAAGCTGTCTTTCAAGGGTTTCAATAGTACCATTGGAATTTTTAACCTGTTCTTCAAGATTTGCAATTGTAGATTGCAATTGAGCATACAAACTTTTTCTTTTAACTATATTATCTTTATTTCTTATATCGGTTTCAGCTAGGACAGCTATATCATCTACAACTCCCAACTGCATTAATTGTTTCAATTCTTCTAAATATGCCCATCTATTAACAGGCAATGTAGAACCAGCTTGTATTCGAACATCAAATTTGGCTGAAGCATAATCCATATATTTATCTACCACTTCTCCATAATCATTATAAACTGGAACATTAATTTCAACTTGCTTTTCACCTTCAATACTTTCAGGTTGAACTATTCTAAATATTTTATGTGCAGTATATACAGTTTGGCTATACTGCTTTACAACTTCACCTACTTGTCTTAGTGCAGGTTCAATGCAGTTTTTTAACCAGTATTTAATTCTTCGTGTACCATATTCATCCATTGCTAACATACCACGATAAGGCATATCAGCTGATGCACTTGTATCACCTTGCATAGCAGAATATATACCTGCCAAGTATTCCATATCACCCTTACCTGTTTGCGTTAAACTAAAAAATGCATTATTTAACTGAAAGGGCATTACAGGTTGAGGAGCTTCAAAGCCACTTCGTTTAGGTAGTAATGCTCCTGGAGAGGATGAATACTGCTCCCAATAATCAGTATCTATACTTCCTTCTTCATACATCCAACGAAGACTGCTCCCCAAAGATGCATTGTGCACCATGAGCTGATGAGCTTTATTAAGCTCTCTTTGCTTTCCTATAAGAGGTGCAACCGCTGACATTGGAAACGGAGTCCCTGTCCATTTATAATGAAATGGTATTATAGGATACTCAGTTAATGGCAAATATTTTTCATATAATGTTTTATCTCCTACAATACAACATAATTTTATTTTATTCTCATGAAACTTTACTGCTTCAACTAATCTAGCTTCAAAAACTTTATCTTTCATAAGAATATTAAATTCTTTTTCAGTAACAACTTTATTATCAATTTTAGAATTTTCATCTTGCAATCTAGCAGTCACTTCTATTTCATATGCTTCTAATTGTTGAGCCATCATCTCTTGCTCTTTTTGCATTTCAAGTTGCATTCTTTCAGGAAGCATTTCTCCACCATCAACAGCTGCTTGCATCTGCAACGCTTTTTCTTTCATTGCAACTTCCATTTCAATTCTCATTTTAGCAACTTCTTGTTCAGCTTGTTGTTTTATTTGAGCTAGTATTTGCTTATCAGGTGGAACCTTTACAAATATATTTCTATAAGCTATCTTTTCTTTTTCATATAGTTCAAAAAACTCTACTATCTCATCTCTCTTATCTCCATACACATCATTACTTGTCATTTCTTTATAGTGAAAATCATGCTGAGTAACATCTGTTGATTTTTCAGATAAGTCATCCCAACTACTTGTATTCGAGGATGCTGCCATTATTTTTCGTTTACTATCTGGATACTGTTGAATGAGATGTGATTTAGGTAGGAGTTTGCGGATGAGAACAAAAGCAGCATCCCTGAATAATATATCTCTAGATTTATTATCTACAAAAACGTCAAAAGGTTCTGGTTGTTTAATAACAACTTCCCCCATACCTCTATCAGCATCGGGGTCTACAGTAACCATTAAATAGCCTAAAGATTTTGTTATAGCATCATTAATAGCATTAGACAATAATGTCTGGCCATGAGATTGATACCAAATATAATCAGCAACATCTGAAAATACTGCTGCTACATCTGAATCGCTTCCATCGCTACCTACTGCTTGCCATCTAGGGTCTTTAGCAGTCGCATAAAAGTTAAGCATTTCTACAACAGGAATAATCCTATTAATAGTGAAGGTGGGCATACCCTGTTCTTCTAAAGCTATCCTTTCAGATTCTGATAACTGGTTATCATTAGCGAAGTCAAATCCTTTTTGGTTTATATATTCCCATTGGATTCTCTTCTCAGTTCTTGAATTTTCGTATAATCTTTTTACCTTATCTGCAGTCTTATCAACTCTTTTTGCCATTAAAATTCCTTATGGTATTTAGCATCTTAATATAATAAACTTTACCAGTCTTCTTCTACATTTTTTTTCTGAAGCCATTTCTTTTTTAAACCATTGTCTTCTAACATGCACATAATCTCTACAATAGCTTTATAACTTCTATTCATTTCACTTATCTTAATTTGAGTTTCTTTCTGTGCATTGATAAGTCCAATAACTATCTGCCTAAAGTCTTTATCGATTATATCTTCTAATCTTTCAAAAGATTCTCTAAGTTCTTTTTGCAGTTCATTTTGTATCCAATTATTCTGTTTCCAAATAAAAAAACCAAATGCAATACTCATTGCAACTGGAACCCCGAAGGTTTCAATCAATGCAAATACGTCCATCAATCGTTATCTACAGGCTTTGGAGATAAATCTTCTAATGTAATTATATCATCTGTCATGCTGTTACCCAACTTTTAGCCTTTGGTTTGCGTTTATAATACCCTTTATCTTTACTTTCTTTTATTCCTATAGGTGGTTGTGCATACTTACAAGCATATGCAAGTGCATCTATAGTATCATCATGACTCATACGAGGACCAAATGTTATTATCTCTCGTTGTAAATCATACATATCTTTTTTCAAATGTATTTGCCCTATAGCAAATCTTTGTGCAAGTATACCTTGTATCCTATCTCTTTTAGATAGTCTAGTGCCAGGTAGTTCTTCTTTAAAGCGTACATCAAAATTATTACGTCTACGCATCTCAGCTCTAAGAGCTTGGAATACTGGCTTACTCATCGCAGTATCTTCTATTGTAAATAGCTGTGGGTGATACCTAGACGCAAAATCAAATATATAATCTACGATTCCCTTTTTAGCTTCTCCTGGGATACCCAATACTGGTATACCTCTTTTCCTTAAATATTCTAGTATATAAATATTATTATTTAAATCAACAGCAACTGCAAGTAATACACTATAGTCAGCTTCTCTTCGTGCACTATCAGTCGCTGGGTCTACTCCAACATATATATTAACAGGCTGTGCATCTCCATCGTCAGGGATTAAATATCCTATACCTGAATCTGCATCGTATGTATAGTTTCCATTCCAGTATCTTATATGGTCACGAGTAAACATAGCATCATCTTTACTCTGTACTTCCATCATATATTCTTGAAAGAACTTTTGTGGCTGTCCTGAATCAGCATAGAACTTCTTTTTACGCTCCATCTCTTTAGCACCAAACCATGAATCCCACAACATAGTACCATCTTCTTCTATTGCTTTCTTAAGAACTACCTTCCAAGAGAAGTCTTTATTTTCTTTCTTAGATTGCTCATGATTAATGATAAGGTTATTAATGAAAGAATCAAAATGCACAGGAGTCCCATTAATGCGTAACCTACCAGTATGAGGCTCAAGTGCAGGAAACACCACAGCAGTGATAAGATTGGAGTTCTTGGCTCTAGCCTCTGGTGTAATCGTGTTATTTTCGTCTTCAAAGTCGTCCAGAATGATAAGGTCGTATCTTTTATGGAGTTTCGCACCTCCACGAATACCTGAGATATTCGATTTCGAAATAAGTTTACATCCATTTGTTAGCTCCACATCGGTTTCGGTCCACTTATTACCCTTTAAGTTGCCAAAGTAATATTGAATCCTTTCATTAAATTCTATGTGATATTTTATATAGTCCATGTTACCAGTAGCAAGTTTTGCAGTAGCTGATACCCATCCATAGAATAGAGGGTCTTGAGTAAAGCAGAAAGATTTAAGTATATCGCATTTAGTCATTACGGTCTTGCCATGACCCCTAGGAAGTATAATAGCCACCTGCTTATTTTCTTCATTAGAGATTACATCAGCTATTTCATAATGAAAGGGAGGAGTTTCACTTCTTAGAAAATCATCTTGTAAGAATAACTTACCAAATGCAATATTATCCTTACTAGCAAGTTTTAATGCTTCTTCTGCCTTAGATACATTATTAAAATTAACATTAGCCATAACCCAATAACTTCTTCAATCACTTATCGAGTTTCTTGGGCTCAACTGGTTCTAGCATTTCATCAGTAAACCCTTGGAATACAGCTCCAGTAACTTGTTGTACCTTAGTAGTAGTCTTTTCTTCTAGGTCTAATATATCAGATAGTTTAAATAAAGCCTTTAATCTAGTGTCTGCCTTCTCAGCAGTAGTCGCTTCATTCTTAATTCCACTTAGAACCATTCTATCATCTATGCCTAGTTCGTCTAATGTAGGTTTTAAGTCTTCTCTCATACGAGTTCTTATCCTCTCAGTTTGTAAAAGGTTTGCAGCCTTTACTCTAGCGTACCTTTTATTATTAGTAGGAAACGCTTTTACATACGCTTCCTCTGGTGAATCTTTATCTATAGCCATGAACTGAACAAACAATTCTTCATTAGCTGTTAATTCTTTTCTATTCCTTACTACCTCTTCAGGAGTCTCATGTCCTCCAAATGAATATATATTACTTCTACGGTCTGTATCCATTTTTGTTTTAGGTAAAACTAAAAAGGTACCAGTACATGTTCCTACATAGTACCTAGTACCCTTCTTTCTAAGCATCTTACCTTTACGGAGTATCTGGATAACACAATCATCATCTGCTCTTACCCAGTCTCCTATATTAGCTGTACGCCAATCTTCCTTAATAGTAATATGAGACGGAACTTCACCATCTTCTTCGTAGACGTTGTGTCTAAACTTGTTTACCGTATATTGCCTCATTAGTCTTCTTCTATATCATATAATTTCTGCAATGCTTCCATATCTTCGGAAGTAATTACTTCAGTATAATCCTTATCTAAATTAAATGGGTCTATGGGTGTAAAGTCAAAATTGTCATCAAACCCTTCAGCTATATATTCTATATCGTCTGTTTCTCGATTAAAACATATCTTAAGAGTATAAACAACATTACCTTTTTTATCTTTATCCATAACTTAAATATACAAAATGCGAACACTATTTCCAAATAGTGTGAGCGAAATTCGAAAAGGGCGTAAGTATCCCCTGGAGGAAAAAGCTATTTATTTTTAAATTTCCTATTAGCCAGTACACTAAGAGCTTACTTTCAGTAAGCCAAGCTTAATTAGTCTCCTACGGACCTTCTCATTCTCATCTTGACTTCATCGGGTTAACTCTATCGACCCATACTAATATTTATATTAAAACAATTTGTGAGGCTGTAGGTGAAAAACTCTTTATCCTATTTGGAGAGTAAAACCAACGTCTGACCCTCGAAGCAGAACCATTGCAGGGGTACTCAAAGGGTGATAATATGTAAAATATTGCCTCATACAACTTTCCAATATAATGTGACTAGTATCACAAATACAAGAAGTTTCAAAAATTATTACAAAATGTTATACAACTATATTCATCCCCTAGGGTACGGCAAAATAGATTTTGCTTATATCATTTTAGTTGATATACGTTTCGTTTTTCAAATCAAATCAAGAAAGGAAAGAACAGTTATGAAATGGATTAAGTTATACTTCATAGATTATATAGGTAGTGATGGAAAACAGAAGTATCAAGCTACTTCAAGACCAAAGAAAGCTCTTGAACCAGTACCAGGCGTTGTATTCAATATGAGCAAGTTTGACCCAACAGCCAAGCAAGGGACTGTTATAGATAGTGGCTTTGCAAATGATATTGATGAAGTACAATGGAAGAAACTATTAGCAGTTTATACTGAGGGTTATTGCTATTGGAATCCTGAAACAAATGATTGTATGTCTGAATCTGAGTATGCAGATATGCAATCTCAAGGTGTTTCAGTACCATCTGAACAACCTACAGAGCAGTTACCAGCTTAGTATCTAGAGAGCATAGCACATTGACTTATTGTTGGTGTGCTATAGCTACTCTTGTTCTACACTTAAATTTCCTGTAACATATACATACACGAGAATATATAAATAAACGTGTCCTAAACTATAAGGAGTAATTAAACTATGGATTCTTTTGATAAATTGGGTAAATACTTACCTATTGTAGCACAATTATTAATAACTATACTATTAGTAAATCACTGGTATAGAGGCTTAGAATATATGCCCTTATTAGTTCTATGGGCAATACTATTAAGCTTGTCAATTTGTACTATTATGGACTTAATATATGGTAATGATGAAGAGTAATTAATTGTAGGTGAAAGCTGGGAGCGGCAAGTAGCCTACACAATTTATAACATAACAAGGAGCGAACAAATGAAAGATGTTATACCTAAAAAATATATAATTACAGAAAGAATCTTAGATGAATGTATAGAAGCATTAGAGCTTGATACTACATTAAATTCTGTTACTATTAAAATTCTTAAAAATATTAAATCTGGGGAAAGAACTTATAGATTAGAGGGAGTAACAAATCTTCTAGGTTTTACACCTATCAAGGAGGATATATAAATGAGCAGGGAATTAGATATAACAGGAAGCCTAGCAATAGGTAATGGTGAGCCATGTCCTTTCTGCTTACAAGAAGATGATAGACTAACTGATGATGTATTTGTTAGTGATACTGATAATGATATTATGGAACATATGATGAATGAGCATCCATCCGAGTTAAGTAACGCGTTGTTCAAAGAACCTCCTCCTAAGCCCTGGTTGGAACAGCGATTTCAGTTACTCTTAGCCAAGATATATGCCAAACTGAGAGCTATAAATGAAGATGAACGAGTAAATCAAGAGACTTTTGAAGAGTTTATGCAAAACATTTATGCTGATGTAAAGGAACATTTCGAGAATGAGAGTAACTGAGTTCATTCATTATATCAACCGTAAAGATGTGGGGCTTGGTAGGAATATAAAGGATATAGACTATTCACATATAACTATCAAGCAATCCACTAAGAGAGCAAGATATCAATATCAATTAGAGCTAAGGAGGAAGGATGGCTAGAAGGAAATATACTACTTATCTTAAAGAACAAATGAAATTCTATAAAAAGAAGGCAAAAGTAACTAAGAATGAGGTCGAGAAGATACGATGCCAACAAATGTATGAGATGTTTAGAGAGAAATTATATAACTATAAGGAGGAAAACAAATGAGCTACACAGAGTTAGCTGATAGTACAGCAATGTTAAAGACAGCGTTAAAATTCTTAGAGACAGATGCTGATGATGATATAGAAACATTTAAGAAAGAGCTTAAACATCAGATTGAAGAGAATGAAACAGAGATGAATGCCTATGATACATGGCTAGACCAGAAAGAACAGGAGGCTATGAATAATGTGGATTGATGTAACTCAAGAACATATAGATAAAGGTATTCCAGAAGATGAATGTAATTGTGCGATAGCATTAGCTGTACAAGATGCTGTTGAACAAGATATGTGTGATGGTTATGAAGTAGATACAAAAAATGTAATAGTAACTGTTCACGATGGAGATATAAATGTACATCATCATAATAATAACGCAGAAATGGAATTTATGTTTGGTGTAGAACCTAAATCCAAATGTCAATGGAAAGAAATAAATGAGTTTATACATAAATATGATAACGGTGGAGATGTAGAGCCATTTATGATTGAAATGAAAATAAATTGAGGCACATTAGCGTGTGCTTAGATAGTTAATGGTAAGAAGAAAGTACTACACGATGTTGAAACGACAGAAGCCTAGGATTCTCGGAACACCTCTCACGAAACTGCCACAGACCCATTAACAGGAGCTGAATA